CGTGGATTCAGAGGGGGTGGTGGAAGGGGGGGGGCAGCGGCGGCAACCGGTGCTGGAGCACTCGCAGTTGCAACCGCCTGTGGTGCGGCCGGTGGGGCGGGCGCGGGATCGGGGGTGACAGCGGTGACTGCAGGTGTCGCAGCGGCCGCAGGCATCGCCTCGTCTTGTGCAGCCGGAGGGGCGTGCGCAATCGCGGGTTCAGCTAATGCAGGTGCTGCTAGCAGTAATTGCCGTTCCTCATGTTCCTTCATTCGCTGCAATTCGCGAAAAGGAATCGGTGCCACCAGTGGAACCGCGGACACATCAAGAGACGCTTCTGATAATCTTCGTTTGTCTCTCAATCTCTTCAACCACGATCTAAGCACACGGTGGGCCGGATGCTTGGGTGATGGTATGGGAAGGGTTGCGGTGTCGGTGTCCACAATTGGATCCGGAATCTGTCTCTCGCGCCGTTGCGCTTGCCAAGCGGATTGCAAACGGAGTTGGTCTGCGAATGCAAGCTTGGCAGCGGTCGGTGCAGACGGAATGGGATCCTGAACCTGACTCTCGTGCTTTTGTGCGTGCCAAGTGGATTGCAAACGGAGCTGATCGGCGAATGCAGGCGTGACAGCGCTCGGTGCGGACGGAGTAGGGTCAGTCGTCGGCGCTGCGATAGTAGTAGCCGGTGCAGCGACGGTGGTGGTAGTGGCATTGGGTACCACCACAGGCTTCGTCACTACGACAGTGGTAGCGGGGGAAGCAACAGTGGTGGTGGCGGCATTCGTGGTCACCACGGGCTTCGTGGCTACGACAACGGTAGCAGGTGAAGCAACGGTGGTGGCGAATGGCGCGGGCTCAGAGACAGTCGTAGTCTGTTCGAGCAGTGGTTCTTGAGGGGTGGTGGTGGAGGTCGCGATCCCTTGAATTCCGTCTGACACAGTGCTGAGGAAATTCTCAAGCATTTTAGGGTCGTGACACACTACGGCGTAAGGAATGTTAAGGACCGAAACTATCTCGCGCTCAAGCCACGGGTGCCCTTTAAAAGTGAAGTGTTTTCCGTAACGGACACTGGTGAAAGCATGCACAGAGGTGTTCAACCTCATTTGCTCCACGTCGTGTCTCGAAAAATCCCGCGGGTCAGCGCCATACTCCCAAAACGGGCATCCGGCGCGGGCTAACTTAATCTTCTC